CATTCAATCAAAATCTCTCTTCTTGGAATTTAAGTTCTATTGACCAATATGGTCTTATTCAAATGTTTGCAGAAAGTATTGGGTTCAACAATGGTGGTGTAGCATTAACTTGGGACACCACCGGCAAGATTGACATGGCAGAAATGTTCTCCGGTGCTACCGCATTCAATCAAGATATTAGTTCTTGGGATGTAAGTACTGTTACTAATATGGAGTATATGTTCTGGGGGGCTTCTGCATTCAATCAAGACATTAGTACTTGGGATACAAGTAGTGTTCTCTATATGAATAATATGTTCAATGATGCTACTGCATTTGATCAAGACATTAGTTCTTGGGATACAAGTAGTGTTATTTTTATGAATAGAATGTTCAATGGTGCTTCAGTATTTGATCAAGACATTAGTTCTTGGGATGTCAGTAGTGTTACTAATATGTATGCTATGTTCAATGGTGCTTCAGTATTTGATCAAGACATTAGTGGTTGGGATGTTAGTCTGATACCATCACTACCTGCAAATTTTGACACCAACACTAATGTTAACTGGACAACAGCAGAGAAACCTATCTGGGGTACTACTGGTACGCCATAATCGTATAAATATAGAATAACAATTGATAGTACTATTATAGCAGAGGATTATATCATGAGCAAAGACATCATCGCTGAAAATCTAGGCCTTAGGCCGTTGTCGGAAATCGAAGAATCGACAGAAGAGACACTTCCTGCTGTTCAGCAAGATCTTACGTATTTGACTTGTCGAACCTGACATAAATATTGATATTATGATGAGGAATTTATATTATGAAAGTTGGTTTTACTTGCAGCACGTTTGATTTGCTTCATGCTGGTCATGTACAAATGCTTCGAGAAGCAAAAGCACAATGTGATTATTTGATTTGTGGTCTTCAAGTCGATCCTAACGTAGATCGCCCAGAAAAAAACAAACCCATTCAAACAATCGTCGAAAGATATACTCAACTCAAAGCCGTGAGCTACGTAGATGAGATTATCCCTTATGGTACAGAACAGGATCTTGAAGATATTCTTCAAATGTATCCTATTAATGTACGTGTCTTAGGCGAAGAATATCGCGATAAAGAATTTACTGGAAAAGATATTTGTCGTAAAAGAGACATTGATTTATACTTTAATAAGAGAGATCATCGTTTTAGTAGTAGCGATTTAAGAAAACGAGTATGTACACGTGAAGAATAGGAAAAAAGCACTCAACCAAGTAATGGATACCGGTGGTTTGGTATTCGAAATGGTGTCAACCTTTTATAACGAATTTTGGGTTTACAAAGATTATGAATGGTGGTATAAAGTACAACCAGGTGATGTGGTTGTCGACCTTGGTGCATGCATTGGAATGATGTCTGCCGATTCACTTGACAAAGGCGCATCAAAAGTTTATATGGTAGAAGGCAATAGACACTTATTAAAAACTGCTATTAAAAACGTTTCTGAATATATGATGAATGAGCCCGACCCAAAAGTATATCCTATTAATGCTATCATTGGCTCCTCTGAAGGCGTCTATATTACAGTTGAAGATGAGACAACAGAAGATGAGATAGATAAAATGTCATTCAAAGAATTGATTGATACCTACGATATAGATAAAATAGATTTCTTAAAGGTTGATATTGAAGGTGCCGAATACGACGTTTTCACCGAAGAAAATCTAGAATATATGATGAATAACGTTAAACATATCGCAATTGAAATTCATACTCACGGAAATTTAGATAAATTTTTTCACTTTAGAGATACATTTTTAAAGCCTTTCAAAAACTCGAGTGATCATGCGATTCGAGAAAAAAGCAACATTCCACCAAATTTTATATGGGATGACGATAAAATGATAAACCTTCCAGTTGGAAGATCTTACTTTATGTTATACATTACGAGAATTTAGTTATGGATAAAAATTACAAAGCATTAAACGAAAACATTGATTGTGGATTATTAAGCGTCCACCACATAGCAAATATGAGAAACGAATTCTTCGTAAGAAAAGATTATGAGTGGTGGGGTAAAGTACAATCGGGTGACGTTGTTGTAGATATTGGTACGTGTGTTGGAATGTTTTCTTGTTCTGCCCTTGACGAAGGTGCTTCAAAGGTATACATGGTTGAGCCAAACAAAGAGTTACTTAAGCTTGCCATGAAAAACACTCAAGAATATGTAATTAGTAAACCAACATCACCCGTTGTTCCCATTCATGCAGCAATTGTTTCTGATGAAAGTCATATTAAACAAATATACAATCCAGAAGAAGCAGGTGATTACGAACGGCTTACATTTAGACAATTGCTCGATACGTATAATATAGATAAGATAGACTATTTAAAAATAGATTGCGAAGGTGGAGAGTATGATATTCTCACGACTGAAAATTTAGAATGGATAGATAAGAACGTAAAGCATATTGCTGTTGAAGTGCATACTCGACACTATGAAAATGGCGGGTGGGATTTTATTAAATTTAGAAATGAGTTTTTAAAACATTTTATTGATAAAGGAGTAGTGAGGTTTATGCATAAAGAGCTCGGTACTATTATATACAACGACTCTGCTATTCTCAATAAAAATTATAATATTTTTCCACCAGAATTTATGATTTATATCACAAACGGTCAAACGGCATGAACGATAAAATAGATGAAGTCTTAGGAATTAGGCCTCTCTCTGAAATAGAAGAAAAGAAAGAAAATCTTCCTGTTGAAAGGCAGGAACATCTTCCCGCAGCACCTAAAACTCGTACAAAAGAAGCCGCTGAAAATATCGCTGATATCGAGTTGGCCAAAAGAAATATTGAAAACATCATTGGTCTCGGCGATGATGCAGTAAAAGAAATGGTTTCAATAGCAAAACAATCGGAATCTCCTCGAGCCTTTGAGGTCGTGTCTACTCTTATGAAAACTCTTCTCGACGCAAACAAAGATTATGTTGAGCTCTCTACTAAAAAAAGGTTTGCAAAAGAGGAAGAAGAGACAAAACAAGAAACTAATATCACCAATAATAATCTGATTGTATCAACCGCAGATCTTCTCAAAATGTTGAAGGGAGAAGGTAGTGAGTAATGGTGGTTACTTAGGTAACATCCAACTCAAGAGATCTGGCCAAGATATAGAATGGACTGCCGATCTTTTAAAGGAATACGTCAAGTGTGCTCAAGATCCATCTTATTTTGCAGAAAATTATATTAAAATTGTACATGTTGACAGGGGTCTAATTCCACTTTCTCTTTATTCTTATCAAAGAGAAATCATAGAAAAAATTACTAATAATAGAAGGGTAGCTGTACTTACAGCTCGTCAGGCAGGTAAAACTACAACTGCTGTTGGAATTATTTTACACTATATTCTTTTTAATGAACATAAGACAGTTGCTATTCTGGCAAATAAAGGAGATGCCGCTCGAGAAGTATTAGGTAGAGTTCAATTAGCTTATGAAGCTTTACCTCGATGGATGCAGCAGGGTGTAGAAGAATGGAACAAAGGTAACATTACTCTTGAAAATGGGTGTAAAATATACGCTGGTACTACTACCTCGAGTGCTATTCGTGGTAAGTCTATATCATTCCTATACCTCGACGAGGTTGCTTTTATTGAAGGATATGACGAATTTTTCGCCTCTGTGTATCCTACAATCTCTTCTGGTGAATCAACAAAACTCTTAATGACATCCACACCAAATGGATTAAACCACTTCTGGAAGACCTGTAAAGGGGCTGAAGAGGGTACAAATGGCTATGAGTATGTAAAAGTAATGTGGAACGATGTTCCTGGCCGTGATGAGAAGTGGAAAAACGAAACGATGGAAGCTTTAGATCATGATGAACAAAAATTTAGACAAGAATATTGTGGAGAGTTTTTAGGCAGCTCTGGAACACTTATTGATGGAAGTAAACTTAAACAACTTGCTTATGATATACCATTAGTAGAAAGAGAAAACATTTATCAATACGAAAGGCAAGAAGAAGATCATATTTATGTAATGACGTGTGATGTTTCGCGTGGTAAAGGTTTAGACTATTCAACATTCAACGTTATTGACATCACTCAAATGCCATACAAACAAGTATGTGTGTTTAGAGATAACTATGTAACTCCTGTTGATTTTGCTTCAGTTATATATAGAATAGCGATGTTGTATAACGAAGCAAGCGTTTTAATTGAAATTAACGATATAGGCGAGCAAGTATCAGACGTTCTTTCGATGGACTTTGGATATGAAAATATCTTATTCACCGAAAACGCTGGAAGATCTGGAAAAAGAATTTCTGCTGGCTATGGAGCAGGTAAAAGAGCCGATAACGGAATAAGAACAACAAAAACCGTTAAGTCTATTGGTTGCTCTATTCTTAAAATGCTTATAGAACAAAATCAATTATCACTTAGAGACTTTAATACAATACAAGAATTATCACGCTTTTCGAAGAAAGGTTCATCTTTCGAGGCCGAACCTGGACATCATGATGATTTAGTAATGAATTTAGTTATTTTTTCTTGGCTAACTGACCAAGATTATTTTAAAGAATTGGCTGACATAAATACTTTAATGAAATTGAGAGAAAAATCCGAAGAACAATTGGAAGAAGAACTTTTGCCATTTGGCTTTATTGATATAGGTGACGAAGTAGAAGATAATAATTTAAAGGGTTGGACCGCTGTTAAGGAACAAGAAGACTGGAGTTGGTAAAAAAGTCTAGTTTTATAAATAAAGAATAGTGAACAAACCTGACTAACGCTTTAACGTAGATCAATATAAAGGAGAAAAAAATGGCTTTTTCCGTAAGTCCTTCCGTGATTGTTCGAGAAGTTGACGCATCGGCAGCTGTACCGGCCATTGCGACGCCGCCAGCAGCAATTGCTGGTGTATTCAATTGGGGCCCCACTAATGAAGCAATTCTTATTTCTTCGGAAGACGAATTAGTAAGCCGATTTGGTAAGCCTTCAAATGACAATTACGAAACATTTTTCGTAGCAGCAGATTATTTAGCTTATGCAAATGCGATTTGGGTTGCTCGAGCTGATAATGACGCTACAAAGGCACATTCTGATACAGCAATTGATGTATCCGTTCAAGGTAATACCACTACTACAAGTAGTGCGTTCGAAGCTCTCCATGCTGGTGCTCTCGGAAACTCATTGAGTGTTATTTGGAGCGGTAGTGCCGGATACGAACAAACTATTTATGAAGTTGGTGGAATCGACGGCAGTCATCCATTTGGTAACACCGCTGTATCTAATTCATTAGATTTTAATTCTGGTACAACAGCACAAACTGAGCTTTACTTTCGTGTTGAAGTAGCAGATAAAATTGCCGATAATTTAATCGAAGCTGGCAGCTTAATTGAAGTTGGTAACGACGGAATTGGCTATTTTAATTTAACAGTTGCTTCATTTACTGAAACATCTCTTGATATTAATGGTGACCCAACTACTAATGCACCCGATATTGCTGGTTATGATTATAATATCAGAACAGTAGAAAAATATCTTGGTTCTGCTGATAACTGGAGTCAAGTAAGACTGAGAGTTAAGTATAAGTATGGTGATTTGTATGAAGGTGCTCCAGCAGCCGGTAATTATCACATTACAGTACTCGATAGAGACGGTGGTATTACAGGAACTTCTGGAACTGTACTCGAAACTTACTCAGATGTTTCTATTTCAAACACAGATCAAAGTGCTGATGGTAGATCTAAATATTATCAAACATTAATTGAAAATAATTCTGCTTATATCGCTCTTAGAAGTGGTACTGCATTTGAAAATTCTGGAACAGGCATTACTATTCAAAATATGGGTAATCCTGGTTCACAAATTGGATTTAATACTGCAGACGAAGAGTATACAGTTACAACTGCTGTAGCAGTAAACGGTTCATCTGAATCGAGCTTATCATTAGCTGGATTAGCAACAGCTTACGATTTGTTTAAAAATTCAAACGAAATTGATGTTTCTTTTATTCTTACTGGTAAAAATGACGATAATGGTGTTGTTGCTAATTATGTTATTGGTAATGTTGCTGAATATAGAAAAGATTGTGTTGCTTTTGTTTCACCTTCTAAAGAAGCTTCGGTTGATTCAGCAGCTGCTAATACTAAGTTGGTAAATATCATTGCTTATCGTAATAAGATTCAAAGTTCATCTTATTCGTTCATTGATTCTGGTTATAAGTATCGTTACGATAAGTATAATGATAAGTATCGCTGGGTTCCAATGAATGGTGATGCAGCTGGTCTTTGCTCAAGAGTTGAGCCTTATGAGTCTCCAGCTGGTTATAGAAGAGGTGTTATTAAAAATGTTGTTAAGTTGGCTTTCAATCCTAATAAGGCTCAGAGAGATCAACTTTACTCATCTAGCATTAACCCAATTATGTCTCAAATCGGTCAAGGTATTTTACTCTTTGGCGATAAGACTGGTCAAGGATTTGTAAGTTCATTTGACAGAATCAACGTAAGAAGATTGTTTATTGCAGTAGAAAAAGCCATTGCTACTGCTGCTCAATCATTCTTATTTGAATTGAACGATGAGTTTACTCAAACACAATTTAAGAATATTGTAGAACCATTCCTGAGAGAAATCCAAGGCAGACGTGGTATTACAGACTTCAGAGTAATTTCTGATGGTACTGTTAACACTGCTGAAGTTATTGATCAGAATAAGTTCAAGGCAAATATCTTTATTAAACCCGCTCGTTCAATCAACGTTATTGAGCTTACTTTTGTTGCTACAAGAACAGGTATTGAATTCGACGAAATTGTTGGCTCACTTACGTAATAAATAATAGGAAAAGGAGAACGAGACAATGGCATTTAATATTAACGAGTTTAAATCACAGCTTACAGGCGGTGGTGCTCGTCCATCTCTCTTCCAGGTTCAGATTTTAAACCCTGTTGCTCCTGAGGCCGACTTTAAGGTACCATTCATGGTTAGATCGGCAGGTATTCCTGCCTCTAACGTTGGAGCTTTTCAGGTACCTTATTTCGGTCGAAATATAAAGTACGCAGGTGATAGAACATTTGACGACTGGTCTGTTACTGTTATTAATGATGAAGATTTTGCTATTAGAAATTCACTGGAAGCTTGGTCAAACGCTATTAATTCTCATGATGGAAACTTGAGATCACTTCCCCAAAATTATAAATCTAACGGAATTATTACACAATTTAGTAAAGATGGTACGGCCCTTAGGTCTTACGTTTTTGAAGGTATGTATCCTATTATAATCGACGGCATTGCTCTCGATTGGGGTGCTTCCGATACTATTGAAGAGTTTGGTGTAACGTTCCAATATGATTTCTGGAGAGTTGAAGGCGTCACCGGTATTCCCACTACTTAATATTCAAGGAGTGGCTAAATTATGAAGCTGTTTGGTTTTGAAATCAAAAGGGCGGATGATGACGAGAAAAAACCCGTATCATTCGCCGATCCAATAAATGACGATGGTGCACTTACCATATCTAACTCGCTCGGTGGATTTTATTCCACCGGGCTAGATATGGAAGGCTCAGCTAAATCAGAAGCTGAGCTCATCACTCGTTACCGCAATATGTCTATGCAACCAGAAATTACTCAAGCTATTGACGAAGTAGTTAATGAAGCTATTAATGTTGATACGTTTGATGAAGTAGTTGAAATTGTTCTAGAAGACACAGATCTTCCGGATAAAGTTGTCGATAAAGTTCAAGAAGAATTCTATAACATATTAAAATTGTTTGATTTTTCAAATAATGGTTATGATATGTTTCAAAAGTTTTATGTTGATGGTAGGTTAAACTATCATATTATCATTGACGAAGAAAACCTTAAAAAAGGTATTGTAGAATTAAGATATATTGATCCTCGCAAAATCAAGCTTGTCCGTGAAATGAAAAAGGATAAAACCGGTCAAACAATTGCAAAATCGATTAAAGCAGAATATTACATATATTCAGAAAATGGTTTTGGGCAAAGCCAAGGCGGCAATCTTTCTATGCAAGGTGGGGCTGGTCAAACATCAGTTAAAATATCAAAAGATTCAATTGGTCGAATAACTTCTGGTATTACGAATGAGACTAATTCAATGGTATTGTCTCATCTTCATGCTGCTTTAAAACCTCTTAACCAATTAAGAATGTTAGAAGATGCTACTATCATTTACACTCTTACAAGAGCGCCAGAGCGTAGAATTTTTTATATTGACGTAGGAAATCTTCCAAAATCAAAAGCAGAACAATATATCAGAGATATGATGGTTCGTCATAAAAATAAGCTTCAATATAATTCATCTACAGGTGAAATTACTGATGGCCGAAAAATGATGACGATGACAGAAGACTTTTGGTTTCCGAGAAGAGGTGGTGATAGATCTACAGAAGTTGATACTCTTGCCGGTGGTACCTCTCAGGCATTAAGTACCGATGAAAATCTTCAATATTTTCAAAGAAAGCTTTTTAAGTCTCTTAAAGTACCTTTATCTCGTCTTGAACCAGAAACGATGTATTCTTTTGGTAGAGTATCAGAAATTACACGAGACGAACTTAAGTTTGGTAAATTTGTTCGAAGGCTGAGAACTCGTTTTTCTTGGCTATTTAATATTATTCTTGAAAAACAATTGGTTCTTAAGGGAGTAATGAGTCCCGAAGATTTTTCTAAAATCCGAAATGATATTCGTTACGACTTTATAAAAGATAATTATTTTGAAGAATTAAAGATGGCTGAAATTATTCGTGAACGTATGACAACTTTGAGAGAAATTGAAGAATACAAAGGTGAGTACTTTTCTAAAGCTTGGATTCAAAAAAATGTTCTTAATATGACCGAAGACGACATTGAAGAAATTCAACAAGAAATTGAAGACGAAAAAGCAGGCGAACCAGATCTCGATGGCATGGATGCAGATCAAGATGATGGTGAAAATTTTGATAATGAAACCGAAACAAACCAACCAAAAACAAAAACAAATTACATAACTGATTCGGAGAAACTAGAAGAAAGTCAGCTTAAGCTCATTGAAAGCATGACGAAATTTATTGATTCGGAGTAAGCGTTATGAATATTAATGACGTATTGAACAATGGTTTCATTGTAACTCTTTTTAAAAAATTTAGATCTGAACTTAATGAAAACGTTGATGATATCTATCGTAAGTTTGGTAATTTAGAACCTAAAGAGGTTGTTAGAGGCCCTCCAGGACCTCCTGGTGAAAAGGGGGAACAAGGTGAAATAGGTCCAATTGGTGAGCAAGGACCGGCCGGACCACAAGGTTTGAAGGGTGCTCGTGGTACACCGGGTAAAGACGGTAAAGATTTTACTAAAGATATTCTTCTTTTCGAAAAAAATCTTATTGAAACAACCTCGTTTCAAAAGCAAAATATCAATTCATTTATTAATGAAGCTCGAAAAGAAATAGACGCGTTTGAAAAAAGTGTCACTTCTACTGTTAAAACGGCAGCTGAAGATAACGCTGCATCTATTAATGATGTACAAATTAAGTTCAACGAGTTTGTAAAAAGAGTCAACCATCAAATTAGAGAACTTGCCATAGGCGGCGGTGGTTCTGTAAATATCTTACAAATGGACGATGTAGAGTTTAAGAAGCGTCACATGATGGAAGGTGATGCAATTTTAATATTTGATACAGAAAAACAGAAATTCGTTTCACAATCTTTTATAGATATAACAGAAAGGTTGCAACTAGGTATGGAAAAACAATACGACAGATTAGTAGATACTGACGAAGTGAATGGTTATACTTATGTCGGTGAAGCAGACCCCGGTTCGAATCGGGCGAATCCTATTTGGCGCATTAAACGAGTATATGAAATAGGCGACGATTTAGAAATTATATGGGCTGACAATTCGGCCGATTTTGATAAGGTATGGGACGACAGGACAACTTACGAGTATAACTAATGGTCGCACGAGCAATTGACACAGATTTATCATCTGCTAATGGTGGATTGATAAACGCAGGAGAGGCCACTACTAATTGGTCTGAATCGACTGCGACTGACTACGATGACTTTCAGGCCTTTGCATTAGAAACAAACTTCTATATTCAAGGATCCGGCATGATAGCCGGTCAGCACACAAGAAATAACTCAACTCGAGGCTCTTTGCTATACGATACAGCAACCGGAAATGGAGCTGCGGCTACAGTTGATACTGATGGTGCAATCTTGGTTTGGATGTGGTTCATCGCACCTTCTTCACTTGATACGTTTGCCGGTGCCACAGCAGGAGCAACCAATCCACCCGGTGGCCATTTTGTATTAATTGGATCGAGTACAGGAGATATCGAGGCCTATACTGTTTCCGGTAGTGATTTCACTCCAAACCCACAGGGTGGTTGGTATTGTTATGCCGTTGATCCTTCTGCGTTTACAGCAGACGACTCAGCCGGAACTTTTTCAGGTACGATTAACTTTATCGGTGGTGGTGTTACTGCGCCGGAACAAAACAGAGGTGTTTCACACTTTGGCATTGATACTATCCGAATTGGTCGATGCACAATAGAATTGACTGGAGGAACTGGTGCAGATACAGCAATAGATTTTGATTATTTAGCCACTCAGCTTGATGATAATACCAATAGATATGGTATTTTTGAAGAAACTGCTGGTGGTTATAATTGGCAAGGTAAGATATTAATTGGTGATAATACAGTTACTGCTGCTTCCGGTGGAAACGCTAGATTCACAGATACCAATAAAAACATTTTCATTCGAAATACTCCTCGTGTCGGTACTAATTTCCACAATATTGAAATTCAAAATTCTTCAGACGCTACTGCAACAGAGGTGAATTGGACCGGTTGTTCATTCATTAATACAGGTGTAGGCAACCCGGTTGCTTCTACTAATAGTCGTGGAGATTTGGTAGTAACAGACGCCACTGCAAACTGTAATATCATTACTTGTAGTTTTGTTGATATGGGAACATTCGAATGGGGCAGTAGTACTACACTTTCTGAAACAGCATTTCGAAGAACAGAATCAGTTACTCAGAACTCTGCTTCTATTGATGAATGTTCATTTGAAGACACCTTTGCTGGATCTATTGCCTCTATCATATCAACATCAAGTACTGTTGGTAGTATTACCAATTGCTCATTTACTAGAACTGGTACAGTGCCCGCCGTTTCACTTAGTGATACAATTAGTACAAATACAACTATAAATTGGGATGGCAATACATTAACTGGATATGGAACTCAGACAACAGGCACCAATATCACGAGTACTACTAATGGAGCATTATCTGTAACTCTTGCTTCGAGCGCCATTTTGACTATTCAGGTGGTAAATCAAGGAACAATTCCTACAGTAGAAATAAACGGTACAGGTACAGTGAATATCGAACAAAACGTGGGTATTAGTATTTCTGTAAAAGATGTTTCAGGTACTGCAGTCAACGGTGCACAGGTAGTAGTATTTAATGAAACGACCGGTGCCACAATTACAAATCAATTAACTAATGCTTCTGGTGAATTTACCTCAGCGGTTAATACTTCAGCAAGCGTACCTATCGTAATAAGGGTTAGAAAAAGTACTACAGGAAGTACAAGATATATTCCAGTTGAAACAACTGCAGACACTGGAACAAATGGTATTTCAGTGAGTGTTACCCTTATCGAAGATGAGCTAGTGGAGTTATAAGATGGCTACTGAATCTCTTTTAGGCGGTGACATCACAGTATATTTCGCTGGTGACGCAGCTGGTGATAAGCAAATCAAATGGACAGGCTCGGCTGCCACTACAGCAACTCGAACTGTAAACGAATTATATACTGCGCTCCAAGATCTCTTTGATAATAACACCGGTGGAGTTGGTGATTATATTGAAAAGACTTTTGGTACTCCAATGAAGGCCGTTACACCAAGGGTGTATGATATTGGCCTCATTGAAACAGGTGATGACAATCCTTGGTTTATTGATCAAACCACAATAGAACACTTAATTGGTGGTTCAATTCAAACCGTTGGATGGACTCGTACCGTAGGCACAGCTACAGGTATTGTTTGTGTTCCTATCACAAACGTTGATATCGTAATTGGTGATGTTGGTAATGCAATTACTCATGCTGACGGAGATGCTGGAGTTCTTCTCGATTATGAAACAGGAGACTATGGTACATATCTTTGGATTCGACCAGATAGCAGTGCAGCAGGAAATAATTTTGATTCAACATCGGGTACACTAACTTGTAACGCGCATACTGCAACGCAAACTGGCGCGGCAACTGATGGCGAAAAAAGATGGAATAATATTGTAACGATTGGCGCGCTTGAATCGGCTACAGATATTGAAGTTGCACAAGATCAATCATTACTTACAAAATATTGGCCTGCAGGATTCTTAGATCGACTCTTCTTGATTACAGATTATTCGGTCGATCCTTGGGTAGAAATCGATAATTCTTATTTTACATTTTTTGCTCGGAAAGAAAATACTCTTTACGACGACTTTTTAATTCAAACAGCTGAAGGCAGAAACGTCGTACCTCTTGCAACAGCACCAGATTTGAATAATACAAGTCCATCACTAACTACGATTGCAGGTTTTAGTATTACCTTTGGCGCAGCAACTGGTGATATTAATGACGATACAACAAACGAAAATTATAGTATCACAATTAATTGTGGTGGTGCAACTCTTGCTAATGCATATCGATATCTTCAATACCTAACAAGAGATGGTGATACGACACTCAGAGCAGGTGTTGAAGGACAGCAATATATTGGTATTGATCATTACATTCAATATGCTTCGATCACTGGTACGATTAATGTTGGCGATGAGGTCACAGGGTCGACGAGTGGTGCAACTGGTTATGTATTGAGTGTAAACGCAACAGATACTTATGTGATGCTTCACTCATCACAAGGTACATTTACTGCTACAGAAAATTTGACCATTGGTGGTAATTCAATCAATAATATTAGCAGTATTGAGGTTGTTCTACCAAAGAAGGCAACACCTTTTGGTAACTTTGCTGGTGGTCGATTCTTTGGTGCTCGTGGTGTGTTGGTCACAAACTTCTCTGCAACAAACCAATACACATTAATTACAGATCAAGGTGTTGAAATAGAGCCACCAACAACCGTTAATTTTACGTTAACCGGATTAAAAGATGGTAGTGAAATAAGAATATATCAAACATCAAATTCTACTGCAATAGCAGGTGTTGAAGACATGACCGGTGGTGTTGGCACAACAATTGATAACGGAGATGGTACGGTCACTATTACTGGATCTACTAATGATAATGATTTCAATTTTGAATATACTTATCAAAATCCGCCAACAAGCGGATCACCTTTGAGTATTTTTGTTGTAATCTTAAATAATGCTTTTGAATATGAAAGATTAGATAGTATTACTTTAACTAATGCTGATCAATCAATTCCTATTCAACAACGGATTGATAGGAATTATGCTAACCCGTAAAACTGAATTTTAAATAAATAAACCTTAAGAAAAAAATTATATTATTGATTGATTGAAAGCGCTTTCTTAAAAAATATTATCATAACATCAATCAAGGAGAAAATCAAAAATGGCTAGTGTACAACAACCTATTCTTGATTTAGACGATTTGTTGACCAATTGGAATACTACAGAAGCTTCAAGTGGTATTTTTTATTCAGATGAAATCTGGATTGACACGATCAGCAAAGTGTTCTATTTCTTAGGCGGCGGCAATTTAGCTACTGCTGGTTCTGGCCCCACAGGTCAGACATTATATTCATTGTTTAAAGAAAGATGGAAAGTAACTGCTGAGCTTCCTCAGTACGCTTTTCCTATGCTTTCAATTACGAACGAACAATTTGAGATTCAAAACGGCTGGAAACCTGCGCAAGGTGAAAATGTCGGTACAAGCTCAGCTTCTGACATTACTTTCGCTATTGCAACTGATGATACAATTACTTCAGCTGCAGACTTTAACTTTCAATCTTTAGGTTTTACGAATAAAGATCACATAGTTATTACTGGTTCTACTGATAACGATGGTTATTATAGAATTAAGTCTGTTTCAGGTGGTGTAATTACTTTGGAAGGATCACCTCTTCCAGGCACTGCTGGCGCAGATACTGCAACAATTACTATTTATCGTAACGCAGTATATCAAAGCGGTTCAGTATATTCTACTCGTGAAATGATTCGTACAGCTGGATGGACAGAAGTGGATGGCTCAGATGTAGATCGAAGATACGCCGGTATTGTAACACTGGGAACGTTCGTAGATCCTGATGCAGACCAAGCTTATTATGTACAGGATAATAGCTTTACTGCTGCTGTTACTAATACTTCTTATACAGGTCCTGTTAACCAGGCTGTACAATTCTATGGTAATGTCGATTATGGCGATACCTATGCTGATGACTTCATTGGCAATGTTGGTACAGTAACATTAAATCCTACTTCTGTCATATTTACAGCAACCAATAAGATTGACTTTGGTGCTACACATGCCTTTTCTGTAGGTGATTTGATTAAAATTACTGGTGCTACTACAGCTAGTAATAATAAAAACTACAAAATTACTGATGCTGATCCAGACGGTGATGGACAAGCTATTACAGTTTTTGAAACTGTGAGTACAGAAACAGTAGGTGGAAGCGCTGTAACTGCAACTCTAGTCGGGTACGTAAGAGACGATTATTTCAAGATCTTCGTGCGTGAAAGAGGAAAGAGTTATGCAGACGCTGACTTACCAGACATTGGTGTAACGGAATTAACATATATTGTATATAGATTCCCTGTTACAAACGCGTCAGACTTGAATATTAATACTACTGATGATGCTGCTATCACAGGTGCAACTATTTCGAGCATTTCTGACTCTGGCGGCGTTGTAACTGTAGATACTACAGGTTCTCACGGGTTATACGTTGGCGCTCCAGTAGATATTAGTGGAACCGGTCAATCTTATGACGGTATTCAATTTATAATTTCTACTGTACCTGATGCTAATACATTTACGTTTGAAGCAACCCAAACTGGATCTGCAAACGCAGGTACTACTAAACTCGGCGGTGTTGATACTATCGAAGTTAGATACATTGCAAATCCTGACACATTAACCGGTGATGTTGTTATTCGTGGAGATTGGTCAAACACTGCAACATATGCACTTGGTGATGTTGTATATGACGCTGATAACTCAGGTAACGATGTTGATGGTGATCGTTGGTATTTCTTAGATGCTACAACTGCAAGTGGTGTACCTCTTTCAACTGCCGTAGATCTCTCAGAAGATACTAATAATACTTGGACCCTTTGGGATCCAGCTACGACTTATGCGGGTGCTCTGGGTGGTCAAAGAAATATTGAGGAAGATGCTGATGGCGGTGGCGTAAATGGTACTTGGTCAGCTTATACAGTTGAATTAGATGCTAATGATCTTGGTACTACTCCAGGTGCTTCTAAAGAAACTATTTACGAAGTTGCTCAGTATAGACTCCGTCAAACTGGTAATATTAACGATAATAATGCCAATTCATCTACTCGTAATGGTAATATTGCTGACCCACTTGTATTCTTCGTTGGTTCAACATTGAATACTTATCGTGATCCTGATGTAACAACACCAGGACCATTTGCGGTATTAATCGATGATATTGGTTCAACTGACGTCAACAATGTTCAGTTTAATGAAGCAGTCTCGGTTGATGGTGGAACAAGATCTACTTCTCATAACAAGCCGATCGTTGTATCTGTAACATTTAACTTCAACGACAACCTTGTTAATGATCCAGCCGCAGTGTTCTACGCATACTACTCTTCTGGGTTCGGTACTACCGGCGCTCTTCAGTTGCAAAGAACATTTAACGGTGTTGCTTCAGATGTAGGTTCAGATTTAGCCCCTGCAAACGAAGTACCGGATAGTGGTACATATTCGTTTAACTACGCATATGCTAGTGATACAACTGGCGGTAGAACTCCATCTCAACCAGTAAATATTACTGTTGTGGCTATTGGTCTTGACACAGGCCAATATGTAATCACAAGTGGTAATATTACTGAGGCAGGTGGTACATTCTCGCTTGTTGCTCCTTTGGAGAGAAACTACACAGATCCAAACGGCTAATAGTTTGGATAAATAATAGTTATCGGGGCCTCCGGGCCCCTTTAATTATTTTTTTTAATATGGAGATAAAAAATGACAGATCATGAAAAAAAGAAATCCTTAGATGATGCTATAGCTTATTTTGAAGAGTTTATTAACTCTGTTCTTCCTGTTGCTGGGGTAACAGAAGGTTTAGAAGAAATTAAACCAATGGATATTATGAAAAACTATAATGTTCTTAGGACAGAATTATCAAAACTTTACGTAGACTTAGACTAATAGGAAAGTAGCAAATGGCAGGTGAGAAGACATATCTTAGAATCCCACCGGATAGTACGGGTAAACGCGTAAAGGTAATCCACACCGCTCAATTATTCTATAATAATGCAATCGTAAATAATTATGATTGGGATATTGGTGAATTTTATTTTGCCTCAATGTTAAATGGAACAACTCCAGTTGGAAATGTTGCATTTCATGTTCATGGACATCAGCGTTTAACAGAAACTACTGGTATTCTTGAAATTCATTTTAACAAAATTGCAAAATATAATAATTATGCTTTTGTTATTGGTGGTGATATCCTTGATCCAGATGGTATCACAAAAGTTGCAGAAGTTCAAGATGTTGAAGAAATTTACATCAATTCAAATATTGTTGTCGGCTATGATAACCCAGAGTATGGTTGGGATATCGATAGATTTGGAGCCGGCCTAACAACATTTTCTGAAGGACCTCCGCAGATTACCGGTACTGGTGCACTAAGGGTAAATGATGGTTCATTACTTGCTTCGTACGATTTTTCAAAAAGTCCTCTTCCGAACGAATTTACTCGCTCTGTAGAAGGTAGTGGTGATGCTTCAAATGAATGGGACCCAAATACTCGAGGTGTTGCTCTTACTGTAGGAACAACAGCCGGAGATCGCGTTACACAATCATCTAATCTCTATCACTCATTCGAAGATGGTGGTTCTAACCTATACATAATGGCAGCAAGATCCGGTGATGCTGGTAAAGCAAATGTAGTAAGACTCTGGGGTGCCTTTGATCCGTTTGATGGTTATCTTTTCGGAATCAGTGGATCTGACGATAATCCAGGCGCTACAATGATGGGAACACCAACACCCGGCCCTGGTTCTGCTTTTCGTGTTATTCATCGATATAGTGTAGGCGGTACAGTTCAGAATCACGCGGTATTACAAAGAGATTGGAACAAAGATACACTTTTAGGTACAAGTGGATCGTCAAATCCATCAGGTATGGGACTTGACGTAACCAAGATCAACACATATTGGATCGATTATCAATATCTTGGTGGTGGTCGAACTCGTTGGGGTGTATTCTATAATGGCGAACGTATTGTTTGCCACGAAATTTATCACGGAAATGGTGAAGAAGGTGTGATGACAGAAAATCACAATCCACTTGCTTCACCATCACGGCCCATTTGTTGGGCAACAGCAAATATCGGAACTTCTGGAAGTATTTCTCAATTCTTTGCTTACGGCGGATCTGTAATTGCAGAACAAAAATCAGATCCATTGAAATCTGCTCAACAGGTTTCATTAGACTTCAATAAGAAAATGTGGGGAAGACCTCACATTCAACCTTATTGGAGAACAAAACAATCGCGCAATGGTACAACAAATTGGCCATCGATGTTGAGATCTGCTAGTTATAGTAGTGCATCTTCAACTCAATATATTGGTACAATGAGCCCTCAGCAATTTTTGCTCAATGGTGATGAAAATCATACAGTTTATCAGCCGTTGACATTCCAACTTAGTAACCATCGAATCAGAGATAATGCTCCTCGTGTAGCTGAAATCCGAGCATTCTATGGTTGTATCATGAGAGGTTACAATCTTGGAGACGAAAGACCGAGTACTCCTACAGTAGATCTTGATGTTGATGGCGATCACATGGCTCACGTTATTGAGATTGGTAGATTTGTTATTAACGGCAATGATAGTTTTGAATTTGATAAGTTTTCAGATAACTTCCAATACGGAACTGTAAAAAATACTTCTGACCAAATTATTGCAAGAAAAACTCAGGAATTAGATGCATTCACTGCATCAGTTGATAGATATGGTACTGGTGTAAATCGAGTTCAAATAGAGGTAGGTAAACACCCTTTATTTGGAGATTTTGGTTTATCAGATCGTCATTTCTTTTGGGATAAGCAACCTATTGTATTGAGACAAAAGGGTGGTGGTACAGATATACAAAGTGCCTTTAGTACTGCTACTACAAATACGATTAAGATTACTGGCGGCGCTGGTTATGGATCAGTGGATAGAGTCGACAATCCGGCTGATTGGTATTTCCTATCTTATATCGATAGGACTAGGGCTTGGTTATATAACTCACAGGCTGATATCGATGATGATCGACTCGCAAGAACCATAGATGTAGACGATTGTACAGATCTTCAAATTGGAACCACATTAACAGTCACTGGTGGTGATGCTGCTGGTGCAACCTGTGGTATTATGAAGATCGATGTCACAGGAACTGCAATCCCAGCTACTCAAATGGTTGGTGGAACAAAATATCAGGTAGTCACTGTAGGTGATACAGATTATACACGCATTGGTGCAACAATTAATGCCCCAGGCGAAATCTTCGAAGCGACGGGTCAAGGAATTGGTGGACTTGGAACTGTTATTCCTATTTCAGGCAATCCAGGTACTCTCGTAATTTGTGGCAGAGGATTAGAAACAACAGCCGCTGCTAATGCTACTGTATCTGCACTTGATGTTGGTCTTGTTGCCGGCACATTTACAACAGATACTGGTGGTGCTGGTAATATTACAGGTTCGGGAACGTCCAACATTGCAAACGATTACTGGACATCATTGAAGGCATTGCAATGGGATGCAGATTTAGGTTTAGATGCTGCAGAAGACGTTGGTGCTGATATATTAAGTTTATATGGTAGTCCTCCGCCTCGTGCAGCATGGACGTTCATGATTCATTGGTTAGAAAATGAGAATGAAGACGAAGATGGAGATTCAGGCCCAGTAGAAGAAAATTCAATAACGAATTGGAATATCTTTTGGCGTGAAAGGCTGCAGTAATGCATGTTATATACAACTATAACAATTGGTGGAGATGGGCTCCTAAAGAAGGACCATTAACTGGAGGCCGGCCGAATCAAAAAGTTACTTTTGACGGTCCTAATAAAATTATTTACGTTGCTCCAGAAATTGAGGTATTAGATGTAAAAGAAGACTTATATTCTGCTTGGAAAGAATGGGTAATTTTTTCTCCAGAAGCGCCGAGACCACCAATTTATCCAGAAGCAATTAGTGTTATTGGTGGTGAAGAAATATCTTCAGATACTAGTGTAGGCGCGACATTTTTCTTAGAAAATGGATGGCGAATACAACCGTATGTTGATGTAAAAGCATATACATTAACTATTAATGGTAATTTGTATACTAGAGAAGTTGGTGACAACCCTTTCTTATTTGCACAAGGCGTTTCGGTATCTTTAACAAGATCTAATATTGTTGACTTAATTAGAGTTGAAAGTTTAACAGCAAATATTACAGAAGTTGATTTAGCTGCAATTACTGCTAGAGTTGCTCCTGCTGTTTGGGAAGAACAAGTTGTTAATCATGTTAATCCAGGAACCACAGGTAAAAAATTAAAAGATAATTTGACTCAAACCAAATACATTGCACGAATTTAAATAGTTAATAAATAAACAAAGTTATAAAAAAAATTTCTTAGGAGATTCTAATAATGAAAAAGTTAAGTGACCTTTGGACAGGTCCAGAATTTCAATCGCCAATCGAGAAACGTTTACTCGATATTCATCAGCGCGATACTTTTATTCACGATCCCAAAATTCAAGGTCAAGAACACGTTTTTAAGGGTACTATTGGCGCTGAAAGTGATCATAAAGGACATTTAGCTGATCAGGATTTAGAAACTGCAAAGGCTAATTATGACTCTCATAGAGATGATGAATATTGGCCAGATTATCCAGATATGGATGAAGTAGAAGAATCTGCGGATTTATACTACGAATCCGCAGATGAAGAACCAAAATCTGGTGGCCCAGATCATGATTATACTCATCACGTTTTTGACTATACAGGTGAGCGTGGTGAAGAAGAGCATCATGACATGAAAGCGGCTGCAGCGAAACGAGGCGTAAAACTACGCACAATTCCAGGTCAAAAACATGCTAGATATGGTGGAAAGCACATTACACTTAGAGGCAAGAAAGCTGACGTAAAGCATGTAATGGATAATCATATTGGGCCAATGGATGAAAGTTTTAATGAGGCTTTTTTAGCTGAAGGTCCTTCAGATAAGTGGATGAATCTTCTTGTTGACGCGATTGAAAAGAATAAAGATAAGCCAGAGTTCATGAGATTTATTAATCAATATCAGGCTTGGATGGAAACATACGATAGAGCACATCAAAAGTTAGTAAAGTCTAAAGGTATTGAAGGCAATTTAGCTCGAGGTATTTTGAGTGCAGTAGGTATTAAAGAAGCTTTAGACAAAGAAGAAGCAGAAGAGCTTGATGAAGCAAGTTATAAAGTGCCGAAGAACTATGCTTCTATGATGGCGAAGAAACGTAGAAAGGCTGGCACTTCTGAGTTTGGCACGCACCCAGATAAGAAAAAAGACAAGAAGAAAATGAATGAGGACAATGATTCTTATTATGCAATGCTCGACGCTAAAAAACATGCAAAAAGAGACGGTCGCGATTACAACGGAAATGTTAGTGTTGAGCACGAATATGATGCCTATCATATGAAGAAAAACGGATTTACTCACTTTACACCTGGTCGTTTTGGTACTAGAACATATCATAAAAACGACGTAGCTGGAGCAACAAAAATTGGACCAGAACATCACAGAAGTGTTAGTGAATCAGTTGAGCTTGATGAGTTCGTGTCTTCTACTCCAATGCGAGATAAGTTTGGTCCTGTCAACCCTAAGCTAAAAGACAAGAAGAAAATGAAAAAAGAAGCATCTGAGTCTATTAAGCTTGATGGTAGAAAAAAAGAGTTTAAAGAAAAGCTAAGGAATCTTTTCTATTCTAAAATGGAAAAAACAAATGCAAAAGATTCTATCGACATTATGGATCGAATTGTAGATAGGTTTTCAAAAGACTAAAATGGCCTGGGCACCTATTCAAGGATCTAATAATTTGTGGGAGTACGATAATGCAGCTACTCTTGCAGATCCTGAATGTTATACTGATACAAATGGTGTAACAATTGCTGGTATAAGAACACACGCAGCGTTAGGTGGTAACACTCAAGTAACTTATATTAAGTGTAGAAAAATAGGTGAAACGATCGTAAGAGGAGAGTTAAGTAAAAATTATTACGATCAACAATTTGCTAATGGTGTTCCTTAAATTTATAAATATTTTTTAAACATTAAAATAGGATAACGTTATGAAGCTTATTACAGAAGTAGCTGACAATTATGAAATAATTACAGAAGCTAATGAAGAAACTGGCAAGAAAAATTATTTTATCGAAGGCGTCTTCATGCAAGGAAATATCAAAAATCGTAACGGCCGTATTTACGCTACTGAGATTTTAGAAAAAGAAATGGATCGATATAACAAAGAGTTTATCGAACCAAAGAGAGCGCTTGGAGAGCTTGGGCATCCTGCTGGACCCACTGTTAATGCTGATCGAGTATCTCATTTAATTGTTGAAATGAAAAAGGATAAAGATAATTTTATCGGTAAAGCAAAAGTTCTTTCTACACCTATGGGTGAAATTGTTAAAAACTTTATCGATGAAGGCGTTAGAATCGGTGTTTCAACACGAGGCTTAGGTTCCGTAAAAGCTGGTAAAAACGGAATCATGGAAGTGCAAAACGATTTCCATCTTTCAACTGTTGATATTGTTACTGATCCATCGGCTCCAAACGCCTTTGTTAATGGTATCATGGAAAATGTAGAGTATTACTACGACATTGCTGCTGGTAATTGGATCGCACGTCAACCCGTAGAAGAAGTAATCGAAGAGATTCAGCAAGTAGTCGAAAAGCAAGTTAGAAGAGTAGTCAAAACTATTGACGAAAATGTAGCTGCTGACTTGCTCTCTACGTTCATTTCTTCACTAAAAAGTTAAACTTTTATAAATAAGTTTTACTTTTACATTAATGTCAATTCATTAAATATAAGGAGAACAATATGGCGGACAAAATGGTTAAAGCCGACGACGGCATTTCCGAAGTTCCAGCTCCTTCAGCACCTGAGGGTGGCAAAGCTGAACTAGATCCAAAGAAGAAAAAGGCAACTGCTGATTCTATGGAAAAAGTAAAAGCTGAAGAAGTTGAACAAGACCAAGAAGAGGAAGTTGTAGAAGAAATTGTTGTTGAAACTTCTGTCGCGTCTCTTTTCGAAGGTGAAGAACTTTCTGAAGAATTCAAGAATAAAATCGAAGTTGTATTCGAAGCTGCTGTTAGTGAAAGGGTTGCTAAAGAAACTTTAGCTATCGAAGAAAATCTAACTGAATCGTTGGAACACCAGCTTCAAGAATCTATCACCGAGCGTGTAGACGAAATTATTGAAAATCTTGATAAGTATCTTGATTACGTTGTTAAAGAGTGGATGGAAGAAAACGAAGTTGCTATTGAAGCCGGTATCAAGGTTGAAATGGCAGAGTCTTTCATGGGTGGTCTAAAGGATCTTTTCGAGCAACACAATGTTGAAATCGACGAAGAAACTTTTGACGCAGTTGCTTCTCTTGAAGAAGAAATCGAAAACCTTAGGAATGAAGCAAACGAACTTGTTGAAACAAACATCAAACTTCAAAAAATGCTTGATGAAGATGCAGCTGAAGACATTTTTGTTGAAATGACTGAAGGTTTAACAGATGTTCAAGAAGAACGTTTCCGCACTTTAGCAGAAAGTTTAAACAAATCTGACTTAGAAGCTTATGCCAAAAGCTTGAAAGTTATTAAAGAATCATTCTTTGCAGAATCAGCTGAAGAATTTACTTCTACAGATTCTGTATTGAAAGATAATCTTGGCGATGAAGAAGAAGTAGTGATTGAGGAAGACGTCCAAGCTCCCGCTTCAGAATACTCTTCCATCAATGCTCTTGTTGAGGCACTCAATACAAGAAAAGCAAACGCTTAATTGATGATTTTAAATTTATAAATAAAAGAAATACTTTATAACAAGGAGATAGAAATAATGTCAAAGACTAACTATCAACATCTTGTGGAAAAGTGGGGGCCCATTCTCGAGCACGAATCTTTTTCACCGATTAACGATAATCATAAAAAAGCTGTTACAGCTACTATCCTTGAGAACACTGAGCGTGCTCTCCTCGAAGGTGGTGATCTTTCAGCTAACATGACTTCATTATTGTCAGAAGCACCTACTAACGCCATTGGCGCTACTGGTGGTTTTACTGCTGGCGCTGCTGATGCTGGTCCTGGTGCAGGATATGACCCCGTACTGATTTCACTCGTTCGTCGCGCAATGCCTAATCTTTTAGCATATGACATCTGCGGTGTTCAGCCAATGACTGGTCCTACTGGCTTGATTTTCGCTATGCGTTCACGTTATAGCACTCAGGCCGGTAATGAAGCTATGTACAACGAAGCCGATTCAGACTTCTCAGGTACTGGTACACATAGTACTACTGGCACAGGTGGTACTGGTGTAACTGCAGGTACTGGTTTAGCTACGGCTGACGCTGAAGCACTAGGCACTGGCCTAGAAGTTGGCGGTACAGGTGCTGCTGGTGACCCAGTTGCTCCAGCAACTAATATGGCTGAAATGGCTTTCTCTATCGAGAAAGTAACTGTTGCTGCTAAGACACGTGCTCTGAAAGCAGAATACACCACTGAATTGGCACAAGACCTCAAGGCAGTCCACGGTTTAGACGCTGAAACGGAATTGGCTAACATCCTTCAGGGTGAAATCTTGGCTGAAATCAATCGTGAAGTTGTTCGTACAATTTACGTCACTGCTGAGCAGGGTGCAATTTCTACAGCTACTCCCGGTATCTTCGATCTCGACGTTGATGCTAATGGCCGCTGGTCAGTTGAGAAGTTCAAAGGCTTAATGTTCCAAGTTGAACAAGAAGCTAACGCTATCTCACGTGGTACTCGTCGCGGTAAAGGTAACATCGTAATTTGTTCTTCAGACGTCGCTTCTGCATTGCAAATGGCCGGTGTTCTCGATTATGCTCCAGCTCTTCAAAGCAATAATCTTCAAGTAGATGACACAGGTAACACTTTTGCTGGTGTCTTGAATGGTCGTATGAGAGTTTACATTGATCCTTATGCTGGTTCTAACTACCTCGTAGTTGGTTATAAAGGTTCAAGTGCTTTCGACGCTGGCCTCTTCTATTGCCCATACGTTCCTCTCCAAATGGTTCGCGCCATTGGTGAGAACAGCTTCCAGCCAAAAATTGGCTTTAAGTCTCGTTATGGAATCGTTGCTAATCCATTCGCTGAAGGTGCTGTTGAAACATCTCAGGGTCTTGGTGCTCTTAACGCTGACAAAAACAAGTACTATCGTCGTGTACGAGTTTCTAACTTGTTCTAAGATAGAAAAAATAAAAAGAGTGGCTTTAGTCACCGATTTTCAAAAGGGCCTTCGGGCCCTTTTTTTTATCCTTCATTTAATACATGAGCATCTTTTTTTGAAACGAAGTTGATGAATTGATAGCCATTATACTGGGCTGAGGGAGGTTGGCGAGTTTTATATTCAATATCGTCTTCAGATATGACATTAAAGACTTCCCCGATGCAGCTGTTGTACCATTTAGATGCATCAGAACACTTCACAATCATTATTTGCTTAGCCATAATATAGTTACCTTCAATTAAGAATCAGTGCACCAGAAGCTTCTGGATGCTTCTATTCTCTTTCCCAATATTTCATTATTTCAGTATCGCCATTTTCATCAATTTTGGTTTTAATATAATCATTATCTATTAGATTATTAATTACAATTTCAATTGCTCTTTTAGCCGAATGCTGGAGACCCCAAGACCATCCTATAGCAGTAAAGACAATTGCAACTATTAAAAATTGAAATTCGTAAGACATATAGAGAAATCCTTATAGTTCTTTAATTCTAACTTTATATCATTATCTATACACGTTACCAACACAATTTCCAATTATCACGAGTTAAAAAATGGTTTCTGATGTATTCTTCTTCACTATCATAATTATGTCGATGTTGCGAATCATATCTATGAATTATATTACCGTCTTCATCTTCTTTTTTTACTATAAAACGATGATTTCCTTCTGCCTGAAATGTTGCAGTTCTTTTCCAATCAAATCCATATAAACTAACGCTAGTAGGATTATGCGATCCAATAATTGAAACTAATACAACACCACATGAGGGATGCTTAAACCTTTTTATGATATCCTTTTTCAGTTTTACACTATGTTTATTTCGATCTACACCGGGTGTACGCCAATCTTCATTCCAAAAAACACCTCCTTGTCTATTGGAATGAAGAGAAAGATCGAGTGTTACTCCGTTTTTCTTTTTGTAATCAAAATATAAATTACGTTGCTTTACGCTTTGAGGAGTAGACATTCGATTTTCATAATTTACTTTATCATTAAAAGCCCAAATATCTATTTTAGTTCCAGCGGCGTCAGTATGAGAAACTGCAGTATTATTGATGCGAATAACTACTTCGTGGTCATCAATTTCTTTAGCGTAATCTAACTCTAATAAAGATATTGCGTTACCAACTATAGCAACACGTTTGTTATCAATAAATTCATTACTCATGATTTTTTACCAGTGATGAATAGCATTTGCCATGATAAAAAAACACGTCATAAAATTTACACTAACGATTATAGTTCTTACTATTGTAATGTATTTATCGTATGGTTCGGTTTTATCGTCTGAGTAACCGCCTAGACTATACTGCCAAATTTTCCAAAATTTATTCATAAATATTTTCCTACTAAAAATCCTAAAAGGAATATAAACCAATCAAAAACGAAATGCATTAAAAAAGAAATTGCAAAAATTTCTTTCCAATGTGTCTTACAAATATTTAATAATTCTGCTATTTTTTTCATGGGTCTATGTGGTTATTTCCAAACCATCCTGAAAATGTTATTCTATTATACCTTGCGCTAGGAGTTACTTCTCCCACAAAATGATTAACACCTTTGCGTTCTAGTTTCATTAAAATGAGCCTATTGAAAGTAGGTGATAAACCAATCCAACTATGCTTCACACCTATGTTTAACATACCACCCCATTCTGGTCTCCAAATAGGATTTAAGTTATATGTAAATGCGTACTCTCTCCAATCTGCTTGATCATTGTGTTGAGATAAAAAATCACCTTGTTTATAAATGCTGAGAAACGTTTCACTCATATACATTCTATCAACTTCGGGTGGTCGATGCTTATAGATTGTATTATGCAATTCACAATAGACACAATCACAATCTTTTCCGTGAGATGTTTCAGGATCAGTAGTACAAGTAGCCATAAAATGATACTTCATTCTATAGCCATCTCTGTCTGTAGGTGTCTCAACTATTTTTTCATAAAACGGAGTGTTAGGAATAATCTGTGTTATTATTTTTCCTTCTTTGTTCACCGCAGTACGACGATAGTTAAGGAGTTTTGGATCCATCATTTTTACTTTGTCAGATAATTCATATGCTAAACTTTCTGGTAAAAAGTTGTCATAACAAATAATGAATGGACCTATTTCACTTCGTATAGATTGGTGCTTCATACTGCTAATTTAAACCACTCAGGCTTTTGTCTTCCACGTTCCCACACCATTTTAAATCGAGATTGCTTAGTTTGATAGAATAATTTATACGATTTAATCGGATCATCTTCAAACATGCACTCTGGATTTGACTTCATTGCAAGAGGAAATGGTGTAAGTGACCCTTCACGAATGTTCTTTGGAAGAACACTCAAAGGGTATCTAAGCTGCAGGTCTGTTTTGTGTATTTTACCAAACCTAAAAGTATACTCGTCACAGAGGGCAACGAAGTGATTGTAATGCCATCTATAGTTTTCACTTGTTTCCATAGACCAAATAGTACAAGGATGCGCACCATGCACGTTTTTATAAAGTACTATTTCCATATTATCATTTGGATGTCGATAGTATTTTACCTTTGTCTTACCAGACTTAGAAGGACGCAATTCCATTGTACCATCAAGGAGTCGATGCGCGGTCGACAACATTTGGCCAGACTCAACTGTCATTTTTGGAATGTGCTTGTCACATTGATCTTGAGCTGCTAACTCAGGATTTTCATTGATTGCGAATACGTTCATTCAACATTTGCCTTTTATATTCTGCCTTTAGCCAGTATTTGTATTTGTTAAACCAAAATTTAGAATCATATTTTGGCATGAATCCTTCATAGATTTCTACTTCTTCTAAATGTTCTTGCCATTTATGAGTTAACCAATTTCTAAACTTACCAGTTGATTTCAATTCTTTGATCTCCCGATCCATTCCAGCTTACAGTACAACCACTTTGTTCTATCAATTCTAACACATCTTTGAGGTTTTGTACACCGTTTTTTGATCCGTCAAAACAAAAAGTAGAACCGTCAGCGATTTCTGGAGGCATACAAGCAAAACCAGATTGGCTCACATCTGGTTCATAGTCAAGATTATCGTATGAACCACTGAGAACACCTTCACCAGCGCAGTAGTCGCACATGTCTGTATATCTTTCTCCGTCATCTTCAAGTTCGATAAACCCGGTGCCGTCACACGAAGAACAATCTTCTTCATCAGGATTAAAGATTTCGCAATCCTGTGAGTGATTAAAAAGAACTTTTTCAAGGTTTACTTTCTGACCTTTAAAAGGACCTTCTTCATGTTCGTAAGGTAATTCACCCCAAGCGCAGGTTTGACAACAAGGAAGATTCCATCCAACAAACCAACCTTCAGCACGAAGTGCATCTTGCATTTTTCTAAATCCATTCATTTCTTTACCCATTCATTAAGATCCCAGTTAAATTCATAGTTTTTCCAATCATGGCGACCATCTACAATAGGAGGCAATGACTTAGGCATTGGTTTCAACATCGTTTCGAAAGTAGGCATTTTAGGACGATACTTAGAAATTACATCGTCTGCTTGCTCATATCCACGAGCGATCAACACATTTTTCACGAAGTTGATTTTGTCAGCAACTGCAAGACCAGCGTGATAGGCGCGAGAGTCGTCTGCCATTTGGAAGTACCAGTCATGACCAGCACACAATTCTTTAAGATGATCAACGATTTCCATCGTTTGAGTTTCGTTAGTTATTTTCATTATGCATCCTTCCATCGAAAATCGTCATGAATGTAGATATCAAGACGCTTGCTGTTGGTGTATTTGTTACCAACTATATCGCCATGAAAACTATAACCTCTGGTACGAAAGGTATTCGTCCAACGACTAAAATATGTTTCTTTTTCAATGGGCTCACGACCCTTTACAGTGACACGCTTAGTCTTACGGACCGTGCCACGATAGTCGCTTGGTTCCCATTGAATGCTTTTGTTATAGACTGAAACAGACTTACGGATTGCTTCAAGAATTTCCATGTCTACGCAAGAAAGAGGATCAAGAGAGCAGACGTAACTTTCAGTTCGATTAGTACGATTTTCCATTATAAAGTACTCCAAGGTAAGATTGCAAAGGCGATGATACATACTGAAATTCCTAGAATTCCAATTGCCATGGAAATAGTATCCATGAACATTTCGTTTAAATCAGTATCACTAACTACTTGTTTAGTGTAGACCGATCCAACTTCATGATTAAGCTTTTTTCTCATTTGTTTTCATACCGTTTTTATTTAATATAGAGCTATTCTACCACACTCGTGGAAAAAGTACACCGTTTTTTCATTTAATTTTTGCTTTAAAAACAACCACTTATAATAGTCGATTCACAAGTGGTTGTTTTTAAAAGGATTATTTTAAGCAGCCTTTTTAGCAGCATCTCGACGAGCAATAACACGTTGGCGACCAACATTATACTCTGAGTATTTGTGCCCCATTTTAGGAAACTTTAGGCTTGGCTTTTCTTTACCAGCAGGCAATATAGTGATTTCATTTCCAGCAGCAAGCCATTCTTGAATTTCTTTACTCATTTTTTATTCCTTTTCAATTTAATTAATATGAGACTATTCTACTATATTTTAGCAGAAAAGTACACTGTTTATGAAATAAAAAATGGTATAAAAAACAATAGCTTGCGTATAAAGGTTATATAAGTTATTGTTTTATAAAGAAAAAGAAAAGGGGCCCGAAGGCCCCTTTAGGTTTTGAGACTAGATTACAATATCATCAAGATACCGATCAGAAAACCGATGTTCAGTCCTACAGAACAGACCAGGGCAAAATCTTTACGATAGCTCTCTGGTTTGTAATCAACAACTATCTCGTTGTGAGTAGAATATAACGGATAACTTCTAGAAGGAATCGTTATGATGGGGTCGACTAAGTTTTTATATGGATCGTTAGTCGACCCCCTTTTAGGGAAGTCGATAACGGTTGCCACGTTAGTCCTCCTCGTCTTCTACTCTTACGATATACGCAACATTCGATTTGTTCAATTGAACTGTTCGACCGTTGGGTTGAATAAAAGGAATGAATGTGTGTTCGAGATTCATAACCCAAGCTAATGCAGCGTCAGGTTCTAAAGCCGTCACATATTCATCTTTTACCAACTCACCGTACATCGTTGTACCATTGTTAAATGTTACTTTAACACGCATGAGTTGCACTCCTTTTCTTTAAAAGGAAAATCTAATCAGCGAGAGGATTGTCTAGTACACCTTGAATCCTAGAATTGAGACGGTCTTCGACTGCCTTAATTTTTAGTTCAGTATCGGTTTCTAAACTTTCCCTTTTATTATCGAACCGCTCATTTGCTTTATCGATCATATCTCTGACTTTATCTTCCATATCCCTGTTCTGGTCTTCGATCCGATCAACGTTTTTTTCCATTCGGTTAAAATCGTCTCTTAAATCGTTTTTGATGCTACGTGAATAGTCTATAGCCTCGTCTAGTTTGGTTTCAATGACGTTATTTCGAGCTGCTATAGCGTCTGTATCGATATTCTGGATTATCTCCTTCATATCCATATAGTCTTTATAGAACTCAAAAGCTCCCCACGTCGCACCACCTAGGGTGGATAGAGCGGTGAGTAATACCATCATTTTGCCACCTTTGAAGGTCATCCCTCCAAATTCGACTTCTGCCATGTCTTACTCCTCGTTATCATCTGCGAATTGAAGTTGCCTTAAATTCGCGACCTCTTGTTGTAATTTTTGTATCTCTAGTCTTCTTCTCTCTAATTCTAGTTTGTAAAGTTCATTACAGTTAAGCCTTTCTTTTGGCTTATCAAGCGGAATGGTGATCTTAGCATATACGCCAACATCTTTTACCATACCACTTTGATCCCAGCCATCGGGATTAATGTAGGTATTACTACCAAACACATTATCATAAGGCCCGTTTTGGTTTAAAATACCGACCACACCAAATTCAAGAGCTGTAGCTCCTCCAATGGCATTTTGGCATTCCAAAGTTCCTGCTCTGACTCTGTCTGATGCATAAGAACCTGGTGATGAAGGTAAAGCTAAGTTCAAAGAACTTGACTGACCAAACACCAAATCAGGTAACATCATTAACAATAAAATAACGAATATACGCATAATAATCTACTTTACTTTAGAACAGATCCTCGATTTCAGTAATGTCTTCGTCTTTCCATCTTGAAGTGTTTTCGACATAGTGCAAATATATCGTACTTTTTTTCTAGACTTAGATTGAATATAGACATCAAAATTTTTTGTTTCAAGATACTCAACGTTGATTATCTTTCCGCCCATAACGACAAATGGAACTTTATTCCAATCATCATCATACACGCCAACTTGATAGTAACGAATATCATTACGCTTATTAAACAATCTCATACTCACCTTCAACACACCCTCCATATAGGATTGCTCCAATTTTGGATATGTTGGGGTAAATTCGTGGGCGGTTGCCCGCCCACTATAAAGAATGATCAACAATAGCATAACGTATTTCATGTGGTTTATTTCTCCATTTAGATTGCAATGCACTCAGCAGTAACGACTGCTTGATATTGTCCGCCTGGAAACGCTTTGTCATAGCCATAGTCTGCAGTTGATTCTACCTTGAACCAGGTTGAACCAGCAACTGATAAGTCTATTTCAGTAACGTTATCATATTCCACTTTGTTCGTATCATAAGCTGACATACTGGCGTCAGAGACTTGGTCGACAGACGTGCTGCCAGTGAAATCTACAACGTCATTCAACACAGGGCTTTCGGAAAAGGAAGTAGGATGAGTAATTTTAGCCATATAATAATCAGCCTGAATTACATCATACCTTACAACAGGATGCACACCACCTGAAGCCGAAGCCGTAGTCAACGACTCTGGTGATGGGTTTCCGTAAACTCCAGCCGTGTCTTGCGTCACAATGCATTTGGATTCAACACTACCAGTGATAGGAATATCCTCCGCATACGAACTCAAAGACCAAAAGGACAATAATATACATGATATAGTTGTTTTATTAAGCATATTCATGCTCTCCCTTTTGTGGTTTGTTTACTTTCTTTCATACTGTAATTTGACAAGTTCTTGATGCAACAACTGCTGCGCCATCCCTTGTCTCAAACCTCTTTTGTTTGTAGGTAAATCCCCACCATTAAGCACAACGCTATCAGGATAAGAACCACCAACAAGAGAGCTATAATAAGCATTAGGAATTTGATTTAAATTTGCAAGAATTTGGTGCTGTATAATAGCCATATTTTTCAATTCACTTGTATTAATCGTGCCTAATAAATCTTCTAATGCTTCTAAAGTTTTTTCCACTTTTTCCTTTTTTTCCAATGCCTCTTTTCTTTCACGTTCTTCATCATCTTCTTCTTGGGCATCTAACATTGCCTTTCGATCAAGTTCATCCTGTATTAAATCATCGTCAAGCGGATCTACGATTTCCACCTCAGTCAATTCAATAACGAAAGGATCTTGATATCCTGGGCATTGTGGGTTAGATTGGGGATCGAAGCAAGGGTCATACTTATAGGTATAGAACACTCCCGCGTCATTTACCTTTCCTGTACCCTCTACTTCAATCGATCCAGGCCCCCAGTATGATATGTCAATGGCATCTACCGGAACAGCTTTTTTAATGCTGTTGCCAGGTATTCCAGACCAATCATCTGACGACCTAAAAATGTAGCCGGGCCCTCGTGCGTTTTCGTTCTGCACGTGAACAATCATATCATCTTCTGTTTCTTTAACAGTCGAATACTGATATATTACTTGACTTACTGTCAATCCAGCTTGTTGTGGTAATACGTTTCGCATGACCCAGTTCAAACCGAACTGAGCAGCGTTGTTTGTCGTCCCGTAAACAGGCGCAGTGTCAAACTCGCTAGAGTAACAAAAGCATGAGTAAACTAGCAACCCCAGCGCTACCAAGTAATGTCTTAGTACCATCTTTCATCCCTTTTTCTTGTTTAGCAGAAGGCAATTGATCTTCATTCAAAGCCCATTGAGCTTTGGCATCTTCACCGATCAAACCATCATAGGGACAAGGAGTTCCAGCCATCATCATGGCATCAAAAACTCTAGTATCTTGGCATAGAGTTGATACAGCTGCAACCTTCATCCCCATATCATATAAGGTTTTAGAAAGCTTTAACCGTTCACAGTTTTCGTCAGTTACTTGAGTACCTGTAGAAATACCCAGTATCTGTGTTTGAATTGCACCTGCTACACCAAAGGTACATAAGTCTGAATTAGACGTATTGATTGTCGGTGTAATTGCCGATGCGGGTGGAGACTTCAACGTAGTCGTAGAAGTCGTTGTTGAATTCACATTGCTATCAGTGACAGATTCTGTTTTAATGATATCCTCATCTATAGATGATTCTTCAGCATATAGAGCACTTGCACTTATAGCCATAACAAAGAATAATAAGTATCGCATACCTTCATTCCTGTTAATAATGTTATTGTAGCAATGTTATTTATAATATTTTACGGTTGTTCTAACCAGGTAATAGATGCAAAACCAGTTTTACCGCCAACCTTACTTGCTGCGCAAATTGTATATACATCTGAAGTCAAATCTGCAAAATCTGGTGAACCTGGGTTAGTGAATACACGACCCAATTGCAATTGAGCGCTGATTGGCATATTAATTGGAGCCGCGCCGCCAGCAAAATAGCCCGAATAGATGATATCATCTCGGCCAAAATCGATTGATGTTGCCGCGTCATCTAATTCGGCACCGACCCAATCCGCATCTAAAATACCAAATGTAGCACCAGTCAATGTCCCATTACGAACAACGACAAAATACACACCTGAGTCATCTTCGGTGAAAACTTGAAACGCCTGAGGAGCAACATAAGAATCAAGAGCTGCAGCCTTCAATCGAATACTCAGTAGAGGATAGAAGGTGTTTGCCACTGCAAGATTACCAGAACCTACGGTCATTGTGGGTGGATTTGTCGACGTATTAATTGCTGATAATGAGTTATTTAATACACCGAGCTCTTCAACACCACCTTCAGCAACAACTGATGTTGAGGATTGAAATAAGTAATGATCAATATTATCAGTGTATTCAGGTAGAGCTTCTAATTCAAACCGAACTGGCAAATTAGGAGTCTTGGTCCAAGTGCCTTGAGTATTATTCGCGTTATAGACCGTATGAATTATATGTAATTCATTATCAATAGCAAACCCAAAACGAGTCATACCCGTGCCATACCATTCGTATTCAATACAAAGCAATTGCTGTTTAGCAAAATCGAATGTTATACCGCTACGGCCTGTACCATCTAATTTATCACCGTTCCAGTTTTCACGACTGATCCGAATAGTTTCAACTCCATTCTTACGAATACAGCAAAAATAGTTATCACCACTGTCTTCAAAGTACATTCCGTTTTGGTCGTCGAATGTACCAATGCGTCTGCGGATACCAACTGTTCTTGGTTCGAATCTAATTGCCATTGAGGCAAACTGTTCTTTACCTGGAATGTAAGGAATGACACGTCGAGATTGTCGGACAACCTTATCACCAATTGAAGTGACTCGCATGATCACAGATTTTTCTACGATAATATCACTACCTGGGTTTGTTGGATCAAACGATTCTGGCACTGCTGCATTATTATTGATATAAGCTTCACCACCGCCAGTTCTTGTAGTTTGGAATGTGTCGTTATCAGCAAACGCGCTGAAAGAATTCCAGAATATTGTTTGAACACCAGATGTTTTTAAACGATTCTTTGAAGTAAAGTCTGGTCTCCAATCTGTGATTGCTCCAAACCTGTCAGCGATTACAACACCTTGAAAGTCTTCACGACCTGGCCATGTTGTATCTTTGCCTAAAAAATTCTGGGTATCTCTATTCCATTGAGCCATGCTTACTCTCTAAATCAAAAGTGGTGGATGTCTGTATATTTATAAATGTTTTTTTCTATAGTCTTCTATCGCAGCTTTGATCGCATCTTCTGCAAGGACACTACAGTGGATTTTGACGGGTGGGAGGGCGAGTTCGTCTGCGATCTCGGAGTTGGTAATACTCCCAGCTTCATCAAGACTGCGACCTTTAACCCATTCGGTAAGAAGGGAGGAAGATGCGATAGCACTTCCGCATCCGTAGGTTTTAAACCTAGCATCTTCGATAATTCCATCATCATTTACCTTTATTTGCAATTGCATAACATCACCACAAGCTGGAGCACCAACCATGCCAGTGCCCACATCACTTGCTTCTTTATCCAGCTTACCTACATTGCGTGGATTGCTGTAATGATCCATGACTTGATCAGAATATGACATTATTCCTCTTTAATCTTAATGAATTTTCTTCTAGATTTAGAAAAGTTTCTTAACGGCCTATTGAAGACTTTCTTTTCACCTCCAAGAGGCTGATAAGCAACCAAGTTAGTACCATTCTCTACCCAATATATTCCATTAGAAATCTTCTCGTCACCCCAGTCAGTCACTTCTTGCAATACTTCCATATTATTTCTCGTATTTAACTATAGTAAAAGCTTGAACAAAATCATTGCCTTCAGCTATCTTTACTTCTTCAAACTCTATTCTTTCGCCCTTTTTTAATTCTAAATCTCGAATTACTTGAAATGGAAGACGAATCATATCGCCCTTTTCGAGTTCGGCATAATATTTGTCTTTAACAAATATCATTTTTTCTTTAGACATTAATGTTCTCCGCTTTCGTCTACGTCATTACCACCGGTAAGATACACAGACTTTTTAAACTTATCGAAGTCTTCATAAATTAAAGTTGGTAAAGTTGCGCCATGAAGAATTCTAATCAACGTTGTTTTCAGTTCTTCTAAGCTCGAACCAAGAAAAGGAGATGGATCTCGTGTGATTGCAATTTCTTCCATTTGTTCATTATAATGAACTTCATGAACCGCAAAAACATCTCGTTCACCATCACTACTTTTTCTTTTAACAATTCTATGATTCCATTGTGCACTCATTCAATCACTCCTCAAATAAAAAAACTAAACAAAAGACTATTTATCAAGCAAATAGTCTTTTTCGGTTTCAAGAATAACATAATCCCCAAAATAGTGATCAAACGTTTTAACTAAATGATCATATTCGCCAGCTTGCATTTCAAGTGCAATCATATCTCCATTCATACAAAGCTGTCTAGCTAACTTTCTAGCATACCCTAGGAGTATAAAGGCGTTACCTTCTGGACCATCTAGATTGATAGTCATGTCTCTAGATCTACGAGTTCTAATCATACTTGTGCATCCTCACTTTCTATTAAATTAAGAACAAAATCCAACGCATCGAGATAACCTTCATCATAATCACCGCTCTTGGTTAACTCCATTAACTCCATTTTTTCACTAAGAACGAACTTGATATGATCAACTATAATCATACTGCATACTCCGTATTTGATTTTAAAAACCATCTTTCAAGCGTTTCTTCATCAGTGAGGATATACGCAACGGTCTTCTTGACTTTAGCAAATCGAAATCCTTGATCTCCACAGAGTGTGTTGCCAACCCACACCTTATGTAGATACTCAGGAAACATACCAGTGTCATTAACACTGTATTCAAAGTAGTTACCTACTTCCTTTTCAGTAAAACAACCTATTGGTGCTACCGTGTGGTTATAATATGCCATTATGCCACCTCTACTTGAGTAAACCCATAACCATCAACCATGAAAAATGAACCTTCACTTTCGATGATATCACCAATGCTTATTGAATGCATCCTTTCTGATAAACGCTCCATTGGACGACCTGTGTTGCCAATGAAGAAAACATCATCGAGATCTTCAGCTTCAACCTTAGCAACTTTCGAATAAAGATTAAAGTAGTGAGGCTTGAATTCCTCGCTACCACGAAACTTAACATCGCGGTGACATAGAATTGCATCTTTGAACTCGCCAAAATTTCCATCCCAACCAACGCTGTTGAGCTTATCACTTGCTGCATTTGAAAGGTGCTGTTGGTAGATAGTGAAGTTTGTCATGTTTTTCCTTTTCAATTTAATTAATATGAGACTATTCTACACCAGTTGAACGGAAAAGTACAATTATTTTAAGTTTTATTTTCCTAATAAAAACAACCACTTACACATATACCATCATAAGTGGTTGTTTTTAAACGAAAATTATGTGTTATCGCCATCAAAGTATTTAACTTTTGCTTTATTAAAGGCTTCATTGGCCCCTTTGACCTTACGATCAAAGAAGTCAAATCCACCTTTTGCACTAATAAAGCATGCTATGACAACAAAGAGCATGAATGTATATACTATCAGATCCATTACTACGCCGCCTCTGCAAATTTGAGGGCGGTATTGAGTGCATCAACCTTTCGCTTAGCGTTAACACCAAACCAGGCTGAAGACATTCGAGTGTCTTCAGATCTACCAAGTTGATGATCAGCCAAGTAGGTTACTGCGTTATAAGCATTCCACCAAGTTCCAGGACGGAATTCAGCACCTGGTTGAGACTCAACGATGTCAAGCGCCATTAATCCAGATCGAGAAAGAGTTTTTCCTTCTTTGTTAGACTTGCCGAAAACATTAATAAGGAATCTTTCAAAATCGTGATCGGTGTACTTCTTTTCACCAAGGATTTGAGCAGCTTCTTTAAAGCTATCAAGCTTAGCCTGGCCAATGCCAAGAATTCGCTTGACTTCATTAGCGTCAAATTGACGTCGATGATTGACTCGTACTGAAGGCTTACCAACTTCGTTGAGTGCAACAACGAGAGTATTATTACATACAACTCTTTCAGCTACAAACTTAATGTCGATAGACTTGCCATAAGTGTGAGGATTTGAAAAAAGCAAGTAGCCTTTTACTTCATCTCCACCAAAAAGCTCGAAGCCTTCACGTACATCTGCAAGAGCCCACACAATACGACCATCTTTGAGAGAGCCTGCGGTATCCATTTGCATGTCACCACTACTTACAAACTCAGAGAAAAAGTCAAATGCATCGGCATTTTGTACAGGCTTCCAGTCTTCTCCAATCATAGGAGCGAGAACACTGTTGTCTGAAGTTCGTACCAAAGCGTTAGTTCCAGTAGGAACTTGCTTAGATCCAATTTGAGCAAACGTAGGAACTGTTTCTACTTCCCAATCGAGACCTGCAGCCACCATCATTTCTTGTGGTGTCAGATCATCTCCAACTGGAGTTCCAAGATGATGCCAAGGACGACCCTTTGACATTCGATAAGCCATTTGAGCTTCGCCATTGATAATTTCAAGTTCGTGTGCCATTAGATAAATACCTCCTTTTCAAAAGTAACATATTCAGTATCACCCACCATTCGTGAGACAGCAAACCCTTCAATGATTGGTTCCTCGTCATGAGCGAATGTGCGTTCTTCAAAAAACACTTCATCGATTGTGCCTCGAACAAACTTACCATCTTTTTTAAACTTAACTAATTGACCTACTTCAAACATCATTTTATCGTCACCTATATGAGTAATCATTATACAGTCCTCAAAGAAACATCTTTCACTTCCCAAGCCGCTTCAAAGGCATCAAAACCTTCGGCCACCCGAGTGTTACATAAAGACTCATCATTTTTCAATGCAGTCCATAAAGTCTCAGGCAAAACCTGATGACGTGCTGCCCGTCGATCAGCGACATAGTCGGCATAGGTATCAAAAGAGGCAGCGGTTGCTGTTGTTTTCATCATGTCTTTGTTTCCTTTTCAATTTAATTAATATGGAGCTATTCTACACCAGTTGAACGGAAAAGTACAATTTTTTTTCAAATAAAATTTGTTTTGAAAACAATAAGTTGCGTTAGAACCAAGGTAAGTTGTTGTTTTTTAATGGATTGTTTCTTCTGCTGAATTCCAGAGTTGAGTAGCCATAGTTCCTACGTGGGCGCCATATCCCTGTTTGATGAGATCTATAACATTAATGAACTTATCATCACCATCGACTATTTGCGCGGTGATATTGACTTGAGCAGCAGTCGATGTAAACATTTCCATCGCGAAAAGCTGTGCTGACATTTTTGTTGGAAAAGTAATAGCATGATCAAAATCATAAGGATTTTGTTTTGAAAAAAGAGCGTATAAAGAAAGTTGTTGCTCAAAGTTTTGATGTACTTTAACAAGATCTTTCCATTCGGTACCTATTTCATCTGGAGAATAAGTCCCTAAAAAGATACCTCTCTTTTTGTCAACTAAGATCCATCTCTTTTTCATACATATACCCGTATCTTCTACGTGTTTTTAAGAATTCTTTAAGATAATCGTAAACATTTATTTTAAAGACTTGAGGTTCTGAATCGTCTACACCAATTAAGATAACACCTTGCTTAATTGGTATTTCTGTTCTTTCATAAAATGCGGCAGCGTAGAATGCTACTTGCATAAAATAACTTTGAATTTTATCTTCTGTTTTTACACGCTTTGATGTTTTAAAATCAATAACAGAAAGTTCTCCGTCAAACTCAGCGATACAATCAACCTGCCCCGCAGTTCGTAAATGATCAGAATAGAGAAATGCTTCTTGAAAATAAACGTTGTCAATAGACTTATCTATAACACTCTTCATTGTGTTAAACATAAAAAGATTTGCAGGTTGTGCTTTTACTGAAAAGTCTTCTACATTGTCGATGTAGTCTTCACAGAGTTTGTGAATAGACGTTCCACGAGATGAAGCTTGTCGAGCAATTTTATTTGCAACTTCTTCTCCGACGCGTTTACGCCATTCCATCAATTCCTTTTTACCGATGATTGATAATACAGTAGTGACAGAAGGATAAGCATCACCATCTTCGGTGAAATACTTTCTTCCTGAGTCTGTTGTTTTACGACTGAGCCTAGGGAGTTCAATCCCATGATCTACATGATTAAAAGTTTTCATAATTTAAATTAGCCAATTGTTACTTTTGTTGCTGAACCAGTAATAGTTCCAGCGTCTGCTGGGTCTCCAAATCTTGCGGCGGCAATACCGCTGAGTGTTACTTTCGATGATCCTTCAATAATTACTGCATTTGTGTGAGGTACACAAGTACTTGAGCCGATTGTGTGAGTTGGATCTATTATATCGCCAACAACTGCACCAAGCTTACCCTCAATCGTAACATTTTGATTAAGCATTGGTGCAGTGTTAGCTGTATCTGCAGGACCGATCTTAGATACGGCGTCGCATCCATGACCGGTCGCTATTGCATCTCCTTGTCTTGCTGCTAATGGCATTATACTACCTTTAAGTATCTTTCCGGATTTAAACCTTCTTTAGCGAGTATATATTCTCTGACAAGACCAGAACGAACAATGTCGCTAATACCAAAATGAACAACCCTAAACGATGGTATTTTTTCAAGAACATTAATAAACTCTGGTAAACCAGTAACATCCATTTTGTGTCGATTTGTTGCTAAATCATCTTGCTTCGTGTCACCGCAAAATATGATTTTAGAACATTCTCCTACTCGTGTAATAATACTATCAAGTTCATGGTATGTCATAGACTGGCACTCATCTACAATGATAATAGAATTATCAAATGTTAAACCTCGTACAAACGAAGAGGTTGTGAACTCTACCATATTTTTTTGTTTAAGAATTTCCCACGCATCTCCTCTTTGAAAGAGATCTTTTGTAATGTCTGCATAGGGTGTTGTGAATACTGCTTCCTTCTGAGCTTTACTTCCGGGCATAAAGCCTTGTTCACGTGTTTGTACGGCTGAACGTACTATAATAAGTTTTTCGTACTCTCTATTCTGGAGTATGTCTTTTAAACCTAGATACATGGCGCACATTGTTTTACCTGTACCTGCTGTACCAATTGCCGCTATATTATAGCCATGTCGGTAATCGATAAACATCTCTTCTTGAGATGCCGTCATTGGATCAATACGTCGCATACCAAATTTATTGTTTACTACGTAATTTAAATTACTTTCATTTCTCCTTTTTTCTTTCCGTGAAAGTCGACGTTGTTGTTTAGACATACTTACCTCCTCGGATTTCAGTTAGCAGTTTAGGTATCTAGATTTTTCTCAATAAACCACCTCAGAAATCATTTATCGTGTTATGTTTATGGACTTTTGCTTTTTTAAGTACATCACGAAAAGCCGCATCAGGCTTTTTAAGCCCAAGGCGGACTGGGTCACCAATTCCCAGAAAACCGGTGCCTGTATGGATTTGTTTTATATGAGGGTTGGCCTCGAGGTACTCTTTTTTCGAGGCAATAGACATGAGCTTCGTAAACTGCTCATTTGTTTCTGAGTTTCTAAAATCATATGTCGGCATAATTTTATTTATACCTGATCAGTAATCATGTGATAGATTTCTTTCCAATTATTTACTCTTGGAAAGGGGCCTAAAGGAGTTGCAGGCGAGTTTATATTATAGTTATGAGCCATAATAATTGAGTTTAAACCCATAACAACACCACACTCTGCATTTTCAAGCTTGTCTTCAATCCAATAGCACTCGGTATTCGCATATTCGTAAAGAGCTTTGTCTTTATCTGCCCCACAATCCAAATACACATATTTTTCAAATGTAGTATTACCGAATAGTTCGCACAGATTTTTAGTTCTTAAATGCTGAGCGTATTCATCATCACTTAGACTAGTGATAGCATGAAAAACGTATCCATGTTCTTCGTGCAATTTCTTTACGTACTTGATTGCATCTCGAAGAGGAGGTACTTTTCTTATAGAAGCTGACTCGTTAAACATACGAACGAGTTTTTTAGATTCAGTTTTTTCTAAATTGAATCGTTTATCTATAGAATATTGAGTTGTATCTGTAGGTTGGTAACCGTGTCTATCCATCCAACGAGTGAACGCATATTCCCAGTCTAATAAAACACCATCGCAATCAGTGAGTATCACTTTATCTTTCATAATCATATATCTTCCTTTTCTATGGTGCTATTCTACCATAGTTAAGGACAAATGTCAACTAATTGTTTCTCCAATCTTTATAAGATTGAAACTTTTCTTCTCGACGATTACGCCTTTGATACTTAGCACCACCTTTCTTTTGCTTTTCTCGTCGACGTTCTTCGTTAACATCACCCCATTCGTCTGAGTAATAGTCCTTTTTGCTGTTTCTAAAATTTTTAAATCTTTTGGCCATTACACTAACCTAGTTTCATAAATATTTGGAAATGTTTCTTCTAATTGATTATGAGTTAAACCTTTGAAAGGTTTCTGTTGAATCATTTTTACGAGCAATTCAGCATCATTATTATCTATATCTTCTAAAAGACTAATGAATAATGATTCTCTTTTTATAGGATTAAGATTATCATAACCTCCACCTCTAATGAAAATCTTAAGTCTACGAGTTTCTCCATAAAGCATATTTTCTACATCAAAATACGAGTTCTTTTTCCAAGGAGGAGGGGTATTTGGTATTAACAGTTCAACCCTTTCGTCATCGTAAGCAATTCTCAAAATTTGTCTTAATGGAGCACTGTCATGTTTTCTTAGCCACAACATTTTTTCTTCCTTCTTTTTAATTTTAGGAAGCTCATTAATAATTGTAGAAATTGCAGGTCTTCTAGCCATAATTAAAAATCCTGTATATCACTCATTAAATTTTTTAATTTTTTCATGACAAAAAAATTAAATAGTTTTTCTCTACCGATTGTTTTTTCTTTCGAATATTCTTTTTTTATTTTTTCTTGATATTCGCTTGGAATTTGAGATAAGTCGATCATTCTTTTATTTCTTTGTATGCGGAGAGCAGTCTCAGAATCTATAGAAGAATCTTCTCTGAGGAATGCTTCTAAACGCTTTTTGGTCATCGGCTTTTGTCGTTGACCAACTGCTAGGCAATTGTCTTCTGACAAAACGTTTGGTACTCCGTCGCCAACATCTCCTTTTAAAACATGTTCTTTTAAGTATTTATCTGGATTAGAATGTCTAATCCATCGCTTTCGTATTGGATCATATTGATCTACGTTTGCATATGTGTGCAATTGAATATAGTCTTTATCACCAGAAAGAATTAAGAATTTTTCACTACCCATATTGAGCTCAGTACCATTCTCATGTACAATTGTACCGATGATATCATCTGCTTCGAGTCTTTCAATGTCGATGACTTTATAAGGAAAGTTTTCTCTTACTTCATCTTTAATCATATGAAGAATTTCAAAAAGACGATTCCAATCCATGTCAGATTGATCACGGGCTTTTTTACGGTTTGCTTTGTAATAAGGATAGTAGTCTTTACGCCAAACATTAGTGCTATCGGCACAGATGACAATTTCGCCATACTCTTCTGTGAACCTCTTACGATTCATTCGAATTGAGTTGAGAAACATGTGACGAACTAGGTTTTCGTCAAGCGCAACATTATGATGATTACCAATACTAGCAAACAGTGAAGCTAGCATAACCTGATTATAGTCTACTAAAATAGCCATTTTTGGTCCATTATTTAATTTGAGTAGCTATTCTACTCTATTTCGTCGTCAATGTCAACCGTTATTTTTATATCTTCTGCAATAATCGTTTTCACAGCAAAATCTTGTAATGCATGATGAATACCGTTTGTCAGAAGATGCAATGATCTTGTTGACTCTAAGATGAGAAGCATGTGA